GACTCGGCGGATGACGTGAGGGTGGAAGTTGACCCGGTATCGGGCATCGCCTACGAGTTCTGCCTGTACAAGCAGAAACGCCAGATCAGGTACGAAGTCAACTTGGCGTGGGGCGTAGGAGTACCGCAACCCCGTCACCTGGGCCTGCTGATCGGCGCGTAACTGGCATATCCAGGGCATTCTTCGGAGTGCCCTGCAATATGCTTGTTTCCCACCAAAGGAGTAGCGCATGTTCGGCTCTTGCCCCGTAGTCCAAGTCAAATCCAAAGGCCCCGACGGCTTCACGGAGATCAACGAGTCGGATTTCGACCCGACCATCCACACCCTCTACGCGGCCACGGCCTACGCCGAGATGACCGTGAAGCAGTTGATGGAAGTCCTCGACGCAGCCGGCATTGACGCCCCGGAACACGCCAAGAAGGCGGACCTCGTGGCCCTGTGCCAAGCGGCGGGCTAAATGGCTCTGGTGACCGAAGACGGCACCGGGCTGGCCGACGCTGAAAGCTATGAGAGTGTGGCCGGAGCGACGACCTATTTCACCTGGGTAGGCAAAGACGCCGAGTGGGCGGCCATCACCAACCAAGAGGCCGCGCTCCGCAAAGCGACCAACTATATGCTCGGTCGGTATCTGGGTAAATGGGACGGCTACCCGGCCCACACAACCCAGCGGCTCGACTGGCCGCGCGTTGGGGTGACCACCCGCGCCCGCGCCTCCTTGGCGTCGAACTACACCCCCGGGGAAGTCCGGGCGGCCTGCGCGGAGCTCGCGCTTCGGTCAGATTCCGGCCCCTTGCTCCCCGATTCCGCCCAAGCCGTGAAACGAGAGAAGGTCGGCCCCATCGAGGTAGAATACGACCAGTACAGCTCGACGTCGGACCCCTACCAGGAGATTGACGCTATGCTGGCGGTCTACCTGAAGTCTGGCGCTCGCTCCAGCATGAACGTGGCGATGCAGCGCACATGACCTTCGACTACGCCAAGACCGCGGCGACCGCCCTCAAGTTGCTGACCCGCTTCGGGCGGGACGTAACTTTGGTCATGGCCACGGACGGCGCGTATGACCCCGACCTCGGCACCTCGACACGCACCGAGGCGACGGAGACACGCAAAGCCGCCCTCCTGGACTTTGACCGCATCAACTTCGGCATGACCCTGGACGATGGATCTCGGGTGATGGCTAGCGACCGGCGCTGCATCATGGACGCCAACGGAACCGCGCCGACCACCCTCGACTTCATTGAGGTTGCCGGTGAGCGTTACCCCATCAAAGCCCTCAAAACCCTGAGCCCTGCGGGTGTCCCCATCCTCTACGACATGTTGATCCGCAAATGACCTCGCCCACGACCAGCTTCGCCCAGCAACTCCACCGGTTCAAGAAGCAGCTCGAAGCGCGGGCTACCCGCGTGGTGCGCCTGACCGTCGTTGGCATCGGCACGACCCTGATCGACAAGTCCCCGTGGGGTCGCTGGCCGCGATGGAGCGAGGGATGGCAGGAGGCCAAGCCCCTGACGGGGGCAAAACCCTACGTCCCCGGGCGGTTCAAAAACTCGTGGGACTACGATTTCGATGTGACCCCGCTTACCCAGTTCAACAGCCCCGATAAAAGCGGGGCGGACTCAACGGCGCGCATCGCTGCGGTCAAGTTCGCGCTGCCGTTCACAACGCACTACATCGTTAACAACACGCCCTACGCCCAGGTCATCGAGTACGGCGGCGCGTGGCACAACGAGCCTAACCCGACGCCGCCCGAGGGACTGCTGCGCACCACGGTAATCGAGTGGCGCGGCATCCTGGCTGATGCGGTCAAAGAGGTACGGGGAGACACTCAATGAGTCTCGACAAAGTTAGAAGCGCCTTGGAGATTGCGTTACAAGCGATGACGCCCACGCTGGAGACCGCTTGGGAGAACCGCGACTTCACGCCTACCGCCAACGCCTACCAGCGAGCCTTCTTGTTGCCCGCTAGCCCCCGCAACGCCACCCTTGGAGACGACCATTACCAAGAGCGCGGGGTGTTCCAGGTAACGCTCAATTACCCCGTCGGCAAAGGCGCGGCGGACGGGATGGCTCGGGCTGCTTTGATACGCGCAACCTTTTTTCGCGGGGCGAGCTTTACAAACAAGGGTGTCACGACTAGGATTGAGGCAACTCCCGAAATCGGACGTGGGATCGTGGAAGATAGCAGGTGGGTTCTACCGGTAAGCATCCGGTACTTCGCGGACGTTTTTGAATGAACCCGGCCACCCGCAAACTCCACGAATCCTTGATCAGATTGTGCAAGGGAGCGATTTCAGCTTGGGAAGAATGGCTGAAGTCTTGCAATAAATAGTAATACCGAGCACGCGATAGGCCTCGCACCGTAAGACCAGTGCCGCGCAAATCATTTGCCTCCTCGGGGATCGTTCATCCTAAAGGGGAAGCACAGTGTCTATCGCTACCGGTATCGCCAAAAAAGTCGCCTACAAGAAACAGTCTGCCCTCGGCACGATCGCTGCCACCTCGGGTGCACAGTACCTCCGTCGGACCAGCAGCAACCTTGATCTAAAGAAAGCCACCTACCAGTCCACCGAGCTGCGCGACGACATGCAGCGCGCCGACATGCGCCATGGCGTTCGAAGCGTGGACGGCACGATCTCCGGCGAGCTGTCCCCCGGCTCGTATACCGACTTCTTCGGCTCGGTGCTGCGCCAAGCCTGGCAGTCTCCGGCGACCACCGGCGCCATCATTACAGTAGCCGCCGCAGTGACCACCGGGGCATCCGGTACCTTCACCCGTTCGGCGGGGTCTTACCTCACCGACGGCTTCAAGATTGGAGACGTGGTCCGATGGACGGGGTGGGCAACCACCGGCGTCCCCAACAACGCGCACAACTTCCTCATCACCAGCCTGACCGCTCTGATCATGACCGGCGTGATGCTGGATGGCGTAGCGATCGGGGCAAAGGTGGCGGGCGACTCGGTTACCTGCACGGTCAAAGGCAAAAAGAATTTCGTCCCCGCCACCGGGCACCTTCGTGAGTACTACACGATTGAGCATGTCTACTCGGACATCACCCAGTCGGAAGTCTTCACTGATTGTCCGATCACCCAGGCCAACATCAAGATGCCGGCGTCGGGGATGAATACCGTCGACTTCTCGATCATGGGGCTGAACATGGTCCCCGGAACCGCCGCCTACTTCACGACCCCGACCGCGGCTGCCGGCACCGGCGTCACCGCATCGGCCAACGGCGCAATTTACGCGCAGGGGGTCGCGGTGGGTCTGATTACTGGTCTGGACTTCACGATCAACGGCAACTTCTCGACCCCCGGCGGCGTGGTCGGTTCCGACGTAGATCCCGACATTTTCCAAGGCGCGGTGGACGTCACCGGCAACATGACCGTCTTCTTCCAGGACGCAGTTTTCCGCAACTACTTCGTGAACGAAACGGAAGTGAGCCTGGTCGCCGTGTTCACCACCGCCAACACTCCGACCGCCGACTTCGTGGGCTTCACCATGAGCCGTGTCAAGGCCGGCGGCGCGAGTAAAGACGACGGCGAGAAAGGCATCGTGGTGACCATGCCCTTCACCGCGCTGCTGAATACCGCAGGCGGCGCAGGTACCGCGAATGAGATGACCACAATTTCAATCCAGGACAGCACCCTGGTCTAACCGAAGGAGCCTCAATTGAACGACAAATTTGACCTTTCCTCTCTGAATACCACTGACGCCTGCAACGCTGGGGCGTTCGTGGAGATCCGCCACCCGGTAACGAACGCCGCCCTCGGGATGACGATTCGTGTGCTGGGCCGCGACTCAGACGCGTTTAAGGAGCACACCCGCAGCGTCCTCAATGCCCGCTTACGCCGTGAAGCCATGGCGACCAAGCGTGGCAAGGACGTCGGCGCCCGCACCATCGAGGAGATCGAGCAGGAGAATATGGATCTGCTCGTGGTGTGTACGATGGGCTGGACGAATGTCCAACTCAGCGGGAAGGAACTGGCGTTCGATGAGGCCAATGTGCGGAAGGTCTACAAAGACTACCCGTGGATTTATGACCAAGTGAACGAAGCGATCGGCACGCTGGAGAATTTCCTAAAAAACTGACAGACGAACTGCTCTTGTACGCTCAGGGGCAGTTCAGGCTTGACAAGCAGCGGAAAGATAAGAGTTCGCTACGGCAGCATCTGGAATCCGTATGGCGGATGACGGGAGTGGAGCCGAGGGAGTTGGCGGAAGCGCCCCCGCTCCCTGAGTTGGGCTGGTTGGTGTGGAGTTACTTCGCGGAC